TAGCCTGATCTGCTGATCCTGCACCGTTAGCAATACGGTCTGCGATTTCTTTGAGAGTGTCAAGTTCTTCTGGCACACCTTCACCAAGGATAGCAGTCTTGACTCCTTGGATAGCGGTTTCCAATTGCTGCTGAGTGATCCCAGCTTGTCCAAGCTCGGACTTGTCTGCCTTGTTAGCAAGCGTGGTCTTGATTTCCTTTACGTCAGCACCGACTGCTTGTGCGAATTGAGTTAATTTTTCTGTGTTTAAAGTCATGTTTCTCTCCTTTAAATTTTAGCTAGATTGTATAGTACGGTTAGATCTGGAAATTCTTCGCCTTGCTCACGCTTCCGAAGCTCTTCCAAACTGTCCGATGTGTATTCTTCTGTTGATTGTGTCACCTTGATAACCGTTGACTTATCAGACGGAAATACATAGTTACCGCAAGTGATTTCCACTTGGTAGATACCGACTGGTAAGATTTTACCGATTGTAAACTTAACCTTGTGGTCAGTAACTGTACTGGTTAACTTGGTCTTACCGCTACGATTAGCAAGTGTGATCGTAGCTTCCTGACCTTCCAATTCGGTTACTGGATTGTAATTTTCATCTAGCAACTCATAGCCAAAGAGGGAGGCTATATCGCCTTGTTTGACAACATCGCCCCCCTCAAATTGTTTTAGGTTCGTTGAATTAATACGCATGGTTCACCTCCTTATGAGAATGATCCAAAACTATTGATACGCTTACCATTCTCTGATTGACCAACTGCGACATATCTGCGATTTCCAGACCCTGCGATATATGTGATCCAGATGTATCCATCATTATCAATCCAACCATCGTAGTTGATAGCTTGACCTGCAGTATATACTGCTACAATCTCACCAGAAAGGCCGGCAGAAGACCGTACATTTAGCGCAGATACTTCGACTGTAAATGTGCCAGTCTCCTCGTTAAATGCACTGGAATCGACTGTAAGAGGTTCTGACGGTTCGACATTAGTAACTTGTGCTGGTTGCCCGTCAACTGGGAAGTAGAACCAGCCTACAATACCGTTAAAATCACGGGTATTATATCGTGCTGGGCCACCCACGTATAGAGCATCTGCGTTACCGTCAATATTCTGTTCGATCGTTTGCATGGTATAACCGTCACTATCTTTGATGACTAGACCTGTGTGACCGTAAGGATGACCGTATAGATAAATCGTCTCTTGGACAAATACAGCGCCAGCTCTTGGACGACTATCTACATTGCCCTCTTGGTTGTATTCCACCTCGTAGCCTAAATCACGGGCAGAATTAAGCAGATCAATCGCATTTCCCCAGAGCGCACGACCGAAGAAATTGATAGAGATAGAGTTTGGTAAGTCCACGCACTGTGTTCCGTATGCTCCATCAGCATCAGCTCCCACCCCTTGGTTTGCCAGGCTTTCTGCGTAATTTAAAATATCATTTAAAGTAGCCATTACTGCTCCTTTCCAAAATCAAAGGCTACTATCCAGAAATAGATAGTAGCCAGTAAAAATATATTAATCTTGGTTAGGTTCTTCATAACCTAACGCACGTTCCGAGTCGCTTAGTCCAGCAGTAGTTGGATCGTTAACAACTCCGACAAGAACAAGGAACGCAAACAACACATTGACGAATACCAAGATTTTATCAATGGTTTGTCCAAACTCTAGCTTGATGCCAAAGATATCCGCAAACGCTTGAAATAGCAATGCGAGCGCTGGAACGATTGCAAGCCAAAAGTTTTTATTTTTCAAACGTACTGACCAGTTAATTTTATTCATATTAATTCCTCACTTCTAAATTTACATATTTACTATACAGGGCATCTATGTACCCGTTGCCACCGAGTTTTTTGTAGCTCTTGTGCATTTTGTGAATGATATCTGACTCGTGCACTGTGGTATATCCACGCTTGATCGCTGTAGAGATGTCACGCTCTAGCCTCAAATACATTGTGACTAGATGCGCTTCATCGTGTACCGCTAACTTATCATTCACTTCATTGATTTTCTTATTATTATCCTCACCCACAACTTTAACGATCTCTACCGCCTGTTGGATCGTGCCTAGTTCATCTTTTAATTCATTAAACTGTTCCTTGTTTAAATTAGCCGATTTACTAGCTTTCATTCCGAACCAGCCTGTAGCGATCACTCCAAAGGTAGGGGCGAGGTGCGCGATTAAATCAGAGAATGTCACCCAACCACCTCAATTCTATGTTAGTGGTTGAGTTTCCAAATCTGTATTTTCTTTCGGTTTAGTCCATTTCCAAACCGCCAACTTCCCGTTTTGCTCAAGACTTGCAAGTTGGTCAAGTGTTTCACCGTTGTAAGTAAAATCGCTATTGACTTGCACCATCACACGGTTACCCTCACCGTATGCAGCAGTATGGCTTGCATCTTCGAGTGTAAAGATTTCTTGTGATTTATAAGTCTTACCAGACTGTCCAAGGTCAACCAATTCAAGACCACGCTTGTAGATTGTTGGATCTAATGGGTTATCTGTGTCAGTCACCCGTGCCAATACTGCCCAATCTGCTACCGCTTTTACTTCTGCGATTTTGGTATCTTTTTCTGCCAGCTTCTGCTCGTAGCTTTCAGCTTGTACGTGCAAATCTTCTTGCAATTTCTTCACACCATCCGCTGGGTTAAATTCGGTTGCGATCTGACCTAATACAGCCTCGATAAGTGCATCGTCTGACTCGCTTGTACGGTCACCGATTAAAACACGGTCAAATGCCGTATAAGGTGCGTCTTGTCGGATTGCTACGAATGTTTTACCAGCTTCTTGTAAATATTTGTTAACTACTTTAAATGTCATATATTATCCTTTCTGAGCTACTTCATCGAATAACTCTTTCAATGCTTCATCTGCTTCTAGTACGTTGTTAATTCGCGCTAGTTGTTCTTGTACTTCTTCGTAGTGCGCCTTATAGGTAGCACACTCAATAGTTTTATTCGCAAGTTGGACTGCGACATCGTTGATAATTTTGTCTGTTGTATTCATTTATCACCTCTACTTAATTACATCTCTATCAAATCCCCAAGCGTCGAGCATGGATTGTATCTTATTCTGCATCGCTGTACTCATTGTGACGCTACCTTTGGCATGAGCCCACAATTTCCACAAAGCGGCCACGCTTTCTTCCAGACGGACAAATCCATCTGGATTATCTGTGTCCGACTTGGTTTTTTTGGGGACAACAAAATGCCTAGCCCAAATTGCAGACCCTTTTGTCCATCTAGCTGGCTCCATAATCTGGTTTACATTTTTGAAATTCCATCCTTCATCTGCTGGAGAATGTCGTAATTTAGTTATATCACCAAATAGATAAGCAAAATCTTCCCCGTTGTTTTGGTTATTATCAATAACCAAACCTGCAAATGTCGTAGAATTCCACACTTCAGATCCATTTCGATTGCTACCGATAATGGTCCGTGCATGATTTTGATTATTCTCTCTTTGAGCTTCGTAGCGTATAAATTGAGTTGGATATCCGTCAAATTCCCGCACGATACCAACATTGTCACCGTTGAGCCTGATTTTCTTTTTATTCAAGTCAATTGCAAATGTTTCGTCTAGCGCCTCAATCCTGCCACCTCGCACGATCATACCGGTTAGTGTGCCAGCCAGTACATTGCTTGCGTTTACGTTAATCACATTAACCTGACTTGCGTCAATCGTGCCACCAACAATTTTATCAGCGTTTAGGTTGGCAATCATACCATCTTTAATGACTGCATTATCAATCTTGGTCTTACCTGTGATATGCGTTAACCGTCCATCTATTCGGTTCGTACCGTCAGCGAGTACATTGATAGAGTTTAGTACGTCACCGTTGCTGTTGAGGTTTTTAACTGCCCACGATCCAGCGAGCTGTGTGACTTGCGTTCTGACGGCTTCTAGTGGTCCTAGACTATCGTCTGGGCTTGGTTGCCAAAGCCTATCACTAGATCCCTCGTAAAAGTCAAGTTCTGTCATAAATAGACCAGACCAGCCGTTAGGATTCCCTTGATAATTAAATAACAGATACCCCTCATCAAACGCCCCTGTATTAAAACTAAATGACTTCTTGACGGCTCTTTCTGAGTTAAATGCAGGAGAACCAGTCTTGTCAAAGATTATTTGCATTTCGTCGAAGTCATTCGTCGATCCTTTTCTGCGCTTACAAAATGCAATTTTAAAACGGGCCGTGTTTGCGTCAAATGCTATCAAGTTAAGCATATAATTTGTATTTTGTTTGATGATAAATCGTGGGCTGTGGACAAATGCTCCTGGTCCTAGAGAAAACATCCTTTTTTGACCGTTGAGGTAGTAATTGTGAGCTGTGAAGTTCAACCGTCCATTAGCTTCAGTCCAATATTTCAAGCCATCATCGGCTCGCGAATTTCGGAGCATATTTGGTCCACCCGTTGTTGAGTACTTCCCGACTTCTGTCTGGAATATCTGACTGCTCATAACAAGCCGTGAGAGCTGGTCTGGTGCGCCTGTTTCAGACGTGCCAAGGATACGCTCATATAGCTTGTTAGATTCGGTTAACTTGTTAAATTCTAGCGTCTGAGCTGTGATCTGTTTGGACAGATTCAGAAGATCGCGCCCTTGATCGTTTTGGATCCGATCAAGGCTTTCAAAATCACCTTTATTTGCGAATTGCGTTAACAATTTGGAAAAGATTTTACTATAAATCACGTTACCATCAACGCTATTTACACCTTCCGTGACTTTGTTCTGCAAGTCTGGGCTTGATAAAATCTGTTGCTTGATCTGGTCAGATAGCTTGCTAGTGTCTGGTAACGTGCCGGCTTTAATAAGAGCTTCTTGAGCTTTAGCGTTTGCCTTTTCAATCTCGATAGCAGTTGACTGCTTGGCTTGTTCTAATTGCTTATCAACCTCTTTCTTGACCTTGTCAATATCCTCTGTGTCGATCCGTTTTTCCCACTGAGAGCCGTTCCAGACATACATACGGTCATAGATACCGTTCTTCTCAAACCAGATGTCACCGACTTTATGCTCTTTATCGTCTGGACGGTTGTACCAGACTTTGTTACCTTGCGCATTTAAGAGGTAGTCTGGTAAGCTGTTCTCAAAGCCTTGTTGAGCCTTAGCGATATCATCAACCCGTCCAGCTAGACCGCTTTGCATGGTTGATCTGACGTTCGTACCGATATCACCAAACTCTACGCTCTCATTTCGCTCGTTGATAAAGTCGTAAGTAACAGTTGTTACTTTCGCAGTCTCATCGGTCAATCCAATCTGTGGGTAGTAGATTGGTACGATATCGCATAATTCCAGCTCTTCGATCCAGCCATTATCAGCATAATCAAGCGTTTTCGCTAAATCAGCATACTCAATTTTGATATTGATTTTAGGCTTGCCGATTTCATTGCGTACCATGTAGTCAGTCGCAAGTTTACGCAATTTATCAGCCGTTGGGATATCCTTGCTTTTGCTATCGCTTTTAAACTCGCCTGAAAAGTCTACGACTTTAATTCTGCGATGAGCGTAGAGAGCTTTGTATTTACTATCTACGTAGTTTTCTGGGAGCGTTACGGTAACTGGATCTGGTTGGCTATCGCTAGTATCGCCCTCTGGTTTATCGGGAGTATACGTCGCAAACGGTAACACACTAGTGTATGCACTCTCGATTGTTTCGTCCAGTTCAGCACTTAGGATATTTCGCCCGTACTCTAGCACGGTTGGAGCAGTACGACCTAACTGCTTATGCAGTCGCACGGTCATATTGTCAAACTCATATTCCCCGCCATAGATATCAAGGATTGAACCCTCTACACCACCAAGGGCCTGTCGTGCATTCTCCGTTTTGGAAATGTCAAACACACCCTTACCAGTCGTCTGGATATCAGACCAAACATCAAAACGTAGATCACCAATCAGCGCACCTCTCCAAATAGATAGTGCGCTAAATGCTGATCCATTAAATGCAGTGGCATTTCTCAATACCATGTATTCTAGCTTGTGACTGATATGTTGACCGTAGATTTTAACGATGTTACTGCTATCTTTAACAATACGTGAGATTTCAAAAGTTTGGTTCTTCGTCCTTAATCCAGCGTCTGCCTTGAGCTTCATTTCTTTCTCAAGGCTTGCGACCATTGGATCATTCACTGGAATTTCTGCATATAGCGTATAATTCCCATTGCGTTCCCGTGTTACCGTACCTTTGGTTACGTTAAGCTCACCTAAACCATACGTATCAAACGATTGCTCATTCTTATTAAATAGTATAGGTCTCATAGCTTAACCCCCCAATTTGGGATCATTTCAACAGTAAAACTACCGTCCCATGAAATTAAATTTCTGCCATAATCAAGATATGGCATTTGGAATTGTGGGCTTCTAACTACTTTATCCCACGCTGGCAGATTGTCCTTAAATACTTGATTAGCTTGCATATCAAGTGTTATCTTACCTTGTACGTCTCGCAACTTAGTCTTGCGTCCATTAATAGTTAGCGTACAGTCGCCACTGCCCACAAGCGTGATAATAGGTTTTGCGTTAACGTTGCCAATACCATTCACCGTAGCACCATTCATAAGAGTTTGCTTCACGCGCCCTTGCTTGTAGAATTTGACGGGATAGCACACAAAATTAATTGTTGTCTTCCCAAATTGTCGCATGGTTTCTTCAATACTAAACGTTTCAAGATATGCGGCACGATAGATAAAATCTGGATCGTAAGAGATGGTCAAATCCTTATAACCTGCCACGTTTAGCCACTCTGAAATTTTATAAACTTCAGTAGCAATCAATCCCTTTTCTTTTACAAAGTTAACTGGAAAGCTCAATTCAGCAGAATTAAGACGGTTATTACTAATAAGTAACTCACCGTCCCGCCCTGCTACTGACACACGTTCTACGTCAAGGCTGGAAGTAGTGATCTTCTTGCCTTCTGCCACTCGGAAACCGAATTCAGTATTTTTCTTTCCATTAAAAGTAAATGTCGTCAAGCTAATCCCCTTCCTTCCTGATTAGTATAGTATGCTAGTTCACGCATTAAACGCTTCATAAACTCTGGTGTCAAATCTTGGCCAGTGCTATTTCCATGCACATTCAATGTGTAGTTTTGGTTTGGTCGTTCTTCACGATTGTTTCCACGTTTCACTTGGTCAATCAGCTCTTGGATCAGCGGTACAAGGTCACGCTGTTCATTGTTCCGTTTCCATTCATTAACGTTCTTGATTCGTTGTGTAACGTTCGCAACTTCCGAGTGTTTCCAACCTACACCGTCCGCAAAGTTCGGTATACCTAATTCACGCATAAAGTTTTTAGTCAAACCAGCGCGCATGACTTTCGAACCTCTTGGAAGATCGAGGATCACGTTACGACCTTCTGGGATAAATGAGCTTCCGTCTGGTAGTGTGATCATTTCCTTATAGAGTGTTCCTCGCTGGTCATTGACCATTGCAAGTCCACCCTCATGATAATTCGTACCTTTAGCGTGTCCGAACACACGGGAGAATGAGTTGACCACTTTATTTACTACTTCGGTAGCCGTTATAGTCGTGTGATGGCTTGTAGGAATATTATTGATTGCATTAGTCGCACTATTCGCAGCGTTAACTGCGCTAGAAGAATCCGCTGTGACATACTTCATAGGACTGCTTAGACTATTCCACTCATTTTGTTTATTAATGGCAGATTGTCCAGCGTTAACAGCGTTAGAAGAATCGCCTAACTGTGGTTTAACAGGACTTGGAGTATTATTCCACTCTTGTTGCTTATTGATCGCTTGTTGTGCGCCATTTGTCGCGTTGCTTGGATCAACTGTTAACGGCTTAGTCGGTACGTTAAATCCGTTATACAAACCTAATGCACCCATCGCTTGGTTAGTTCCAAGCGTTACCCCGTCTGGGGTTGCAATCAAGTCTGTCTTGTGGTCAGTAGGTAACGTTAAGATGCTAGACATCGCACTAGCGATAGCGCTCT